TATCATTCAAAAAATTTATCATAATTACCCTCACAAATTCCGATTTAGCGAAGGAAGCTTCATGTTTCCTTCACACCAGAATTATAACACAGAAGGACGAAAAAGTCAATCAGAACGCATCAAAGTCCGCCTGCCCAGCGACCTCCGACCAGCCGTCATATTCGTCGTTTTCCTTTTCGGTGAACATATCATTCACAACTCCGATCGTGAGCAGATCAAGCTCCGAGAGGGACAGCCCGATCTGCACACATCGGAGAAGGAAGAGGGGCGTTGTCATCGGGCGGTCAGTTTTTCGATGTTTTTTTTAGATTCCGCCTGCGTCTCCACGTTGAGTCCCCACAACTCGATGAGCTGCGGCAGCACCTCGTAGATGGAGAATGTGTTGAACGCTTCGAGCCATTCATCGGGATTGTCCGGGACGTTCTCCGGATCAGCGTGTTTTGCCATGATGTATGCGATATTCTCGAACACCTCAAGGCTCTCGATATCGAGGGTAGAACCTTCCTCATCACCCTCCTGAACAGAAGTCTGAAGGGCGGCGAAGTCCTTGTAAATATCCCTGCGGAACTTGATGCGGTAAAGGCGAGGCACAGCGGCACTCGCCTTGAACGGAACCTCGATACCGTCAACGGTGATCGTCTTTTTAATAGCCATGCTATACCTCCTTACTCAGTCGCGCTGCCGCTTTTGGTTGTGCCTGCGGAACGTGTGCCGGTGCTGTTGTTGGTTGCAGCAGTCGGCATATACACAGCATTGTACCAGTTGTCGTAGGTGGTCTGGTCAGTGCTTTCGCAGGTCTTGGACTTCACCAGACCGTTAGGCAGCGCCGATGCCTTGAGGGAGAGCTTTTCGGTCTTGACGCTCTTGCTCTCCTCGGTAGTCTCGCCCTCGGTTGCAGGACGGGATGCAGAGCAGCAGTACAGAACATGACGGATGTGGTTCTTGTCGCCGTCGAACTCGAACATGAGTGCGAACTGCGATGTTTCTGCATCGTTGCGCTCCACCAGAACGCCCTTTGCATCAAGCTGTTCGCCGAGAATCGCCGTTGCAAAGTCGGTGGTGATGAGCGCGACCTCCAGATCACCATCATAGCCTGCGTTGTTGTTGATGACATAATAAACGCTGTTGTCAGCGTAGAAGTTCTCGTTTTCGCCGTTGGCATCGATGGAAAGCGATACCGCACCGGGCAGGCGCACAGGCGTTGCGAAGGTCGGAACGCCGTCATCGCTCCATGCCGTGATTTTAGCCCAATGCACCTTATTCAGACCGAACTTCACCTTGTTTTTCTGCAGTGCCATTGTTATACCTCCATTTCGTATAAGACCTCGTAGAGCTGTTCGCTCTCGATGTAGGTTTCTGTTTTCGTGTAATAGATATTGTGCTGCGTCAGCACTTCCTCCACGCGGCTTTCCGTATCGGGCGACTTCTCATCCGTATACAGTTCAATATCAAGCTGCTTGAAGCTGTGATACATCAGGTTATCCGCGCCGAAGGTGTCCTCGCCGGGTGAAAGGAAAATAACAAAGGGCGGTTTCGGAGACTCGCCCTCGGCAAAATGATGATAGGCGAACGGCATCCCGATCTCCTGCATCATTTCATTGATTTCTTCATAGGTCATGACAGCGCCTCCTCGATAAGCTGCGTGAGCATTTCCTCGCCGTGCGCTTCCGCAGGGGCGATATGCGGCTTGCCGGATACACGTCCGCCGTTCCGCTTTGCATGACCTTTTTCAAGCAGGTGCGCAAGCTGGTAGCGGTCTTTCGAGTGAACGGTCATTTCAAGCGTATGGCTGTTCTCCTTCGTTTTCTTCGTCGCCCAGCTTTTGCGGTACTTGCCGGTACGCTTCGGAGCATTGGCGGAGATTTCCTTCTTGACCTCCGTCGCTGTCTTTTTCACAGCGGCTTTCATGGCTGTATCGGCAAGGTCTGCATATTCCGTCAGACCGCGCATGATCTCCGCAGCCATATCATCAATCGAAGTCATCCTGCTCACCAGCCTTTCGTGTACCCGCCGTGATTTTCATATAGTCGAGTGATTTATAATTCGGCAGCACACCGGTGATATCATACACCAGACCACGGAAGCGCAGCTTGTGCGTGGTGGTATTGATGCGCTTGGTATCGGGTGTCTGCCGGACAGTGAATTCCAGCGATACGACTTCCTGCGTCACGCCAGCCTCGGTTGTTTCCGTCGATGTCTTTACGGACACGGCAGCCCAGCAGGAGAATGCTTCCTCCCACCGGGCTTTGTGGTTGCCGATACCGTCTATCTTCGTGCTGTGTTCCAGCAGGGCGATGCGCTGATTCAGCGTTCCGATCTCCATCAGATCACCCCTTCACGCTGCGCAAATAAAAGCGCCCGGAGCGTCAGCGTCAGCTTGTGGTAATCGGCAGTATTGCGGTTCTCATAGAGGTAAGAAACAGTATACAGCATAGCCTGCCGGGTGGTTTCCTCATTGACCGCAAGTGCCTGCTCGTCCATTCTGCCGACATCCTGCACCAGTCGCTTGGCAGTGTCGATCAGCGAGAGGATGAGCTTGTCATCCTCTGTATGATCCACACGAAGATAGTTTTTCGTCTCAGCCAGAGTGATCATGCACCGCTGCCACTCTTGACCTTGAGTGTCTTGATTGCTTCGGGGAGAATGAGCTTGCCGTCAAGACGCTCCATTGCAAGGAAGCCGACCTGACCGGTCATAGCGAACAGCTCATTCAGGCGCTTGAAGGTACGACCGGAACGGTCAGCGATCCAGTAGTAGCTGAAATCACCGAACGCCATACACTTCTTGCCAGCGCCGATCTCCGGAACATAGCTGGAAGTCTTGTAAGGACGGTTGAGAATCGTATCGGGTACGCCTGCCGCAACGGAAGGCTGCCAGATGTAGTTGCCGTTTCCGTCCTTCAGTTTACGAAGTGCCTTGACAGTGCTGTCGTTCAGCACCCAGACTGCCTTCTTGCGGTACGGGCTGCGGAGCGAATAGAAAAGCTCCATGACATCATCGAATGTGATGCTTGCGCCTGCGGTAGTCGCGCCATCCTGTGCGCCGCCGGTCGCATTGAAGATGCCGGTAGGCTTACCGGTGCCGTTGCCGATGAAGAAGGCTTCCTCCTCCTTTGCGCCGATTCTGCGGGCAAACTCACGGGCGATGTAGGACGGGAGGTCGAACACGCTGTCGTTGAGAAGTTCCTCGGAAATCTTGATCGCTGTACCGAGTTTGTATGCGGAGAGCGATGCCTGACCGAAGGTGTCATCGGAAAGCGTGTACTGCTCCTCCTCATCCATCCAGACCGCATCGCCCTTCGAGGTAACGATCGGAATCTTGCGATCGCCGGAACTGGTCTTGATAACCGTTGCCATCTGGCGGAAGATGTTCTCCTCCTCAAGCGCCTCGATGAGCTTGCGCTCGAATTCATCCGGCACAAGATAGCCGCCCTCAGTGTCCGTGCCGACATGAAGGTCGTTGCGCACATCGATCCAGTTGCGGTTGCGGATGCTGTTCCAGAAGGCATCACTGTATGCAGCAGATGCGGTTCCGGTCTTTTCCGGCTCGGTGTTCTGTGCCGCAGGCGCAGTCAAAATCGGAGAAGTGGTAGCCTTCGCCATATCCGCTTCAATCTCTGCCTGACGCTCCATGCGCTGGATTTCCTTGCCGAGGTTGACGATGGTAGCTTCCATTGCATCGTAGGTCTTGCTGTCCTCCTCGGAAAGCGTACCGTCTGCCTGTCTCTTGCTGTCGAGGAAGTCACGGGCGGTATCCCACGCCTTCGCTCTCTTTTCACGAAGTTCCTGAATAGTCATTATACATACCTCCAATCAGTATTTCAGCAGGTTCAGCCGACTCATGAGCTGATCTACGGGTGTACCTTTGTGTTCCGCAGAGACCTTCTGCATCAGGCTCTGCATGGTTGCTGCACGGGAATAGGACATTGCCGTGAGGGTGTCCTCCTTCGGCTCGTCCTCCTCCGGTGTATCTTCATCGGGTTCTTCCTCCGGTTTCGGCTGCGGAGCGCTGCCCGCAAAAAGAATACCGTCCACCAGTCCGAGGGACTGCGCTTTTTTCGCATTCAGCCAAGTTTCCTCGTCCATCATGCGGGCGATCTTGCTGCGACTCAGACCGGACTTTTCCTCGTAGGCGTTGATGATGCTCTCCTTGACCTCGTCAAGCAGCTCGATTGCCTTCTGCATCGCTTCCTTATTGCCGAAAGCGACCGTCGAAGGATTATGGATCATAAGCATTCCCGTCGGTGCGATGAGGGTTTCGTCGCCAGCCATAGCAACGACAGAAGCGGCACTTGCCGCAATGCCGTCGATCTTGACCGTGACCTTGCCCTTGTGATTGCGGAGCATGGTATAGATCTGCGAAGCGGCGAACACATCCCCACCGGGAGAATTCAGCCAGACAGTGAGATCGCCGCTGACCTTTGAAAGCTCGTTACGGAACATGGCAGGCGTGATCTCATCGCCGAACCATGTGTCTTCCGAAATCGGTCCGTTGAAGATCAGCTCGGCAGCGCCGGTGTCTTCATTGCGTACCCAGTTCCAGAACTTATTCATCTGCATTTCCTCCTTTCTCTGCGAAAGCGCCTGCGTCCTCCAGCTTTGTGAAGCTGCCGTTCACCAGATACAGATTGCCGCCTTCCTCATCGGGGATCGCGTTCATATCCTCCAGCTCACGGATATCGTTTGCCGACATCCAGCCGTTCTGTCTTGCAGTCGCATAGCCCTGCATACGGCTTGCATAGTCGCCGCGAAGCAGTCCTTCCACATTGAATTTAATGAAATAGCGCCCCTTTTCGGAATCCGAAAGAAGCGCTTTTTGTAGTCCCTGTTCCCAGCGTACCAGCCACGGATCAAGGGTGTATTTTACGAATTCGAGCGACAGATGCTCGATGTTGCTGAACGTAGCATGGTCGAGGTCGCCGATCATATGCAGCGGTACGCGATACAGGCGGGCAATTTCCTCGATCTGAAACTTTCGGGTTTCAAGGAACTGCGCCTCGTTGTTTGGAATAGAGATAGGCGTGTATTTCATGCCCTCCTCCAAGATCGCAGTTTTATGCGCATTGCTGCTGCCATACGCCCGCTGCCAAGCCTCACGCACACGCTCCGGATTTTTGATCACGCCCGGATGCTCCAGCACCGCAGAAGGCGCTGCGCCGTTTGCGAAGAAGGACGAGCCATACTCATCACAGGCTACCGCAAGACCGAGTGCGTTCTTCGCCATTGCAATGGGACTGTATCCGACCAGACCGTCAAAGCCCAGTCCCGGAATATGCAGCACCTGTTCCATCGGCAGAATGATCTCGCCCTGCTGCTTGAAATTCGGGTTGTGTTCGTCGTACCGGCTGTAGCGGTAAATGAGCCTGCCGCGATCGTCACGGTCAACACGCACCTTATCCGGCATCAGCGGATACAGTCCGATGACATCGCCTCTGCCGTTTCGGATGATCTGCGCATAGGCATTGCCGTAGACCAGCAGATGCGCCATCAGCGTTTCCCGGAACACAAACGATGTCATTTCGGGATTCGGCTGGTCATGCAGCAAAAAATATAGTGGGTGCTTCGGCACTCGCTCTTTTCCGTTATCAGTGTATTGGTAAACGTGCAGGGGCAGTTGTGCGATCGCCTCCGACAGCACTCTCACGCAGGCATAAACTGCTATGATCTGCATTGCCGTGCGGTCGTTGACACGCTTACCTGCCTGTGTCCGTCCGAAGAAATAACTGTAGGACGGGCTGTCGTAGCTGTCCTTCGGCTTGTCCCTCGACCGGAACAGTCCGCTGAAAATGCCCATGTGCATCAGCTCCTTTCGGTTGACTTTTTCTATGGGTGTATGATATAATATGGAAAAGCGGAGGTTTCCGCTGTAAATCGGAATTTAGCGAAAGAAGATGATAGTGTGGAATATGAAGTCTTTAACACGAGTGAAAAGCATAAAGATAATTTTTATAGAGATGATATCGAAGAAATAATCAAGGAAAAGCAGATTGACCGAAAACGCTTTCATGAGTTTTCAAAGATAAATTATGTTGATATACTCCAAAAGTTCTTTTTTTCTTTTTCCGACATCAAAAACTTTCCTGCTAATCCAAGGTCATTAGCAATTAACAGAATGCACTTTCAATCTGAGCTAAAAGAAGAAACTATAGATTGTATTTTAAGAACGGGTAACTGGTATGAATACATGAGTACGATAAAATCAGCAATACCTGATAATGAAACGAAGCTTTTTTTGATACTTTATGACGGATGGGTATATGAGGGAGAAATCAATGAAATGTTTTCTGTTCTGAATGAGATGTATTATCTTGGTGATTTTTATATCGTTTCTTCAAAATTCAACTGGTTTATATCTGTCAGCCATATAGAAGAAAATGCAGTTATGTATAGCCGCTAAATTCTAATTTGTAGCTCTACAGAACCAGCATCTCCCTGCTGTCATAAATGCTGTCGCCGGAGTCGTTCCCGCAGCGGATTGCACGATCGAGAGCCATGATCGTGGCGACCGTTCCGTCAATCTTCTCCGTGGATTTTTCCTTGTCCGGCTTGATGTTGCCCGCCGGATCACGCTTGATGAAAATGTTGTCCATATTCCAGCGGAGCACCGGATGCCCGTTGTGGGCGATCTTCTGCTCCAGTGTCAGCTTCATCAGCTCTTTGGTCGGCGGCGACATATCACGGTAGCCCTGACCGAACTGCACCAGCGTGAAGCCCAGCCCCTCAAGGTTCTGCGACATCTGCACAGCGCCCCAGCGATCGAAGGCGATCTCCCGGATATTGAACCGTGTACCCAGTTCGTCGATGAAGTTTTCGATGAAGCCGTAGTGAACGACGTTGCCCTCGGTCGTCATCAGAAAGCCCTGCCGCTGCCAGAGGTCATAAGGAACATGGTCGCGCCGGACGCGGAGGTCAAGCGTTTCCTCCGGCAGCCAGAAGTACGGCAGAATATAATAATGGTCGTCCTCGTCGGTCGGCGGAAACACCAGCACGAATGCGGTGATATCCGTCGTGGACGAGAGGTCGAGACCGCCATAACATACACGCCCTTCCAGCAGTGATTCGTCGAAATCAACCTTGCAGGCGTCCCATTTGTGCATCGGCATCCAGCGGACAGTCTGCTTCACCCATTGATTCAGACGGAGCTGCCGGAAGGCGTTTTCTTCGCCGGGATTCTGCTTGGCGGATTCGCAGGCGGCTTCCACCTTATCCATGCCGATGGTCTCACCGAGGGACGGATTCGAGTTTTTCCACACCTCCGGAGAAGTCCAGTCGGCATCATCGGGAGCGCCGTAGATGACGGGATAGAAGGTCTTGTCGATCTTGCGCCCTTCGAGAATATCCTGCGCCTTCTGGTGCTGTTCGTAGCAGATGGAATTGGTGTCCGTGCCTGCTGTGGTGATTAAGAAATACAGCGGCTGCATTCGGGCATCGCCGGAGCCTTTTGTCATAACGTCAAACAGCTTCCTGTTTGGCTGGGTATGCAGTTCATCGAACACGACTCCGTGGATATTGAAGCCGTGCTTGCTGTATGCCTCGGCGGAAAGCACCTGATAGAAGGAGTTGGTCGGGACGTACACGATGCGCTTCTGCGACGTCAGGATTTTGACGCGCTTATTCAGCGCAGGACACATCCGCACCATGTCGGCGGCGACATCGAACACGATCGCAGCCTGCTGTCGGTCGGCAGCGCAGCCGTAGACCTCGGCACGTTCCTCGCCGTCACCGCAGGTCAGCAGCAGGGCGACCGCAGCGGCAAGCTCGGACTTGCCGTTCTTCTTTGGAATCTCGATGTATGCCGTGTTGAACTGCCGGTAGCCGTTGGGCTTCAGAACACCGAACAGGTCACGGATGATGCGCTCCTGCCAGTCGATCAGCTCGAACGGCTTTCCCGCCCATGTACCTTTCGTATGGGCAAGGCACTCGATGAACCGGACAGCGTAGTCGGCGGCGGCTTTGTCGTAATGGGAATCCTCCGCCATGAACTGCGTCGGTGTATAATCTTTCAGCTTTCGCAAGTGCCTCACCTCCATGAGAAAAGCGGCTGCCTTCCGGTAGCCGCCTTCGTGTTTTTAGTTGTATTCGTGCATCAGGATCGCCAGCGCCATTTCCGCTGCCTCGTTCTGCGGCGGAACATCCAGCCCCCGGTCGTAGTTGTAAACAACCTCTCCGCTGATCTTCAGCGTTGCCTTGCTGATCCTGCCGCCCTCGATTCCGTACTGGCTGCCCTCGTCGTAGGCTTTCACCCAGTAATGAACGACCGTGTACTTGCCGTCTCCCTTCGGAACTCCAATCGTACCTTCATGCCACATAGTGTTTTCCTCCGTTTTTCGTAGTTTTCGGTGGGCTTTGCCCTTCCGTTGTACACATATTAACTCTAAACGGCGGATATATCAAGTGTGAGTAATAACAATGATCGCTGCGGTATTTTCCGCTTGTTTGTGTACTTTACGCCCGCCCGCAGGAGCCGCGTAAATGCGCTGTGTGGGGCGCTATTTCTGCTGGCATCCGTTTGCGCGGAACCTGCTGCCCGCGCACAGGGCGGCGCTGTGCCGCCCCGGTGGGGCGACCGGCTCATCTGCCGGTCATCCATTCCCATTCGCTTTCGCAGGCGGCTGCGTAGTCTTCGTCAAAAAGTGCATCGTCGTCGATCCATTCGGTTTCGTACTCGATCTCCTCGATGCCCTCGAAGGTCGTTCCGTTTGCGGCGGCGTCCTCCTGCGCAAGGCTGTCGGCGTTCTCCTCAACCCAAGCCCTGAAGTCCTCTGCGTCGAGGTCGTCCTCGTTCTCGATCTCCAGCTCGTAGCCCTCGTCCTCGGTGTCGTACCAAAGGATCGTGGCGCTCTTGATTGCCTCGCGCTCGTTCCAGTCGTCTCTGCCTGCCATCGCTCTTGCCTTTGCCAATCCGTAGCTGATCATTGTTTTTTCCTCCGTGTTTCGTAGTTTCCGGCGGGCTTTGCCCTTCCGTTGTGTACATATTAACTCTGAATGCGAATAATAGCAAGCCGCTAAAACTACAGAAGATACGGGGAAAATGTGCGGCGGGTGTTGTGTATATTACACCCGCCGCTTTTCTGTTATTCGCTCAGGGGAATCGGCATCAGGATGTTGCCGACCAGTACGAAATCGTATGCCTGCCGGAAGAACTCCGTGTATTTCTCGGTCAGCTCCTGCGGCAGGTCGGTGAAGTCATCCTCGCCCAAGCCGCAAAGGAAGAAGGTTCCCTTGATGACGCCGTAGCCCTTGATCGGGCGGTTCCACTTCTGCTCCGGATGGTAGAGGGCTTCCTCCTCGCACACCAGCGCGACCGGATTGTCGAAGGGGTAAATCGCCTGAATGTATCCGCCGACCGTCTGCTGCAGGCTTTCAAGCTCTCCGCTGATCTCCTTTGCGTAGGGGCGCTTGCCCGGTTCAACAACTAAAATGTTCATGTGAATGCTCCTTTGTGTTTATTCCGCTTCTCCTGCGGTAGTGACATATTAACTCTGAACCGAGGATATATCAAGCAATATCGGCAAAATAAATGTGACAAACATCGCGGCGGAAATGCCGCTGAATTGTACATCGCACAAGAGCCGCACACGCGCGCTATGTGGGTCGGGTTACCGAAAGGGATACCGTTTGGAGGATATCCGTCCCGCGCCACACGTTGCAACGTGGCGGCTCTGTGCGCCTTATTCTTCGCCTTCGTACTTCTCATGGATGATGCCGAGAATCTTGTCCTGTTCCTCACGTCCGACGCCGATGCTTTCAAGCGCCTCACGTGTTCCGCAGTCGGGGCAGATCGGGCTGTTATCCACGCGGGAAAGAGCTGGTCGGGCGGTGTACGCCTGCCCGCATTTCGGGCAGATGCGCGGCTCGTTGTTGCGGTCTTTCATCGCTGCACCTCCTTTGCGCTGATCTCGTAGGCGGCATCGAGGAACTTGGTGTCGAAGCCGAAGTTTCGGTAGCCTTCCTCGCAGGTGCGGATGTAGGCAAGCGACGGAATGCCAAGGCTGCGCTCCTCGTGCATGATGTATACGAAAGCGGTCAGCTTCTTGGTCTTGCCGCTTGCCAGTTTCACCGGCAGGCGGACTTCCTTCTTGTAGTAGAAGGTCGGGCAGCCCTCGTAGGCATCCAGCCGTTTCTCGTCGTCGGCGGTGACCTCCCAGACCGCGATCGGAACGATGCCGTTCTTCTTCGGTTCTATGGTCAGGTACGCGCCGGTCTTGCTGCCCTTGTAGAGCAGTTCGTAGTCGGGGATCACCGTAATGCCGATGGGCTTTGCGGTCGGGCAGCGGTATCGCATCTGGCGGATGTTCAGGTTTGAGCCGTAGGCAAGGTAGTATTTCTTCTTTTCCATGTCAATCGTCCTTTCCGAAGGAAGGCTCCTTCTACCACCCTAAGCCGCCCGCAGGCGGCAGGTGTGGAAAGGAGGCGGATCAGCGTTCCGCCTTGCCCAGTTCGTATGCCTTTCGCAGCATCTCGCGGATGCCCCAGACGCTCAGCTCGATGAAGTCCTCGGTGTCGTTCCTGCGGGTGTCCAGCCCGCCGCGCTGCTCCAGTGCGAAGTCGGCGTCCATTGCGATCTGCTCCAGTTTCTTGTCGGTTTCCGTTCCCCATTCGATGTTGCTCATTGTTCGTACCTCCGTGTTTGTTTTCCGGTCGTTTTCCGTTCCGGTAGTCACATATTAACTCTTTTCGGA